ATGTAATATCGTTGTCTTTGGCGGAATTGATTAAAACGAAAGCCCCCAAAGAGGCGACCCCGGACGAAACCACGGACGCCGCCGATACCGTCAAAGCGGATGCGGTTGCCCCGGAACAAACGCCGGAACCGGAGATTAAGAAAACAAAGATAGTGAAACGCACCGGGAAAACGGCAAAGGAGGCGGAAAAGAAGCCCGCCACGGGGCGAAAGACGACAAAACGGACTGTTGTACCGGAAAAGGAACAAAAGCCCGCAAATGTGCCAAAAAAGCCCAAAAACGAGAATAAGAAAAGATTGTTGAACGACGACCCCGAAATATAAAGAGCATGAAAGGACGAATCAAACGACCTGAGGCGGAAAAATCCCGTTTGATTTTGCCCCGTGTCGGACAAATAAAAATCGGAATGAAAAACGCCAACGGATACCCGCAAAGCGTGGATTATTTCATACCAACGGGAAAGTATGCCGGGTTATTTACACAGGCATACGGCGAAAAGCCCCAAACAATTCAAATCGTTTTCCCGGACGACGACCCGGCGAAAGTATGCAACGAGCGGTACGAGTACCGGGACGACGACAGACGATTGATTGCGGCGGGCGACGGCGAAACGTTCCAAGTTTGGGACGGCAAAAAGTACGAAACATTGACAACGGAGGAATACCCGAATTTGATGTTGGCTATTACCAAGCGTTACCCCAATCGGAAAAGCAAACAGGACGGACACGACGGTTGGGAAATTACGTTGACATTGAATTTTATTGTACCGTTGGTACGTGGCGTTGCCGGGGTATGGCAGTTTTCAACAAAGGGTACGGCGTCCACAATCCCGCAAATCCGGGAAACATTCGACGGTATGTTGGCGGAACGGGGATTTTGTAAGGGAATTATATTTGATTTGAACGTACAATTTGCCACGACCCAAAAGCCCGGCGACAAATCCCGTTTCCCTGTTGTTTCATTGGTTCCGAACGAAAGCCCGGACAATGTTTTAAGAGTGCGCAAAGCGTGGGAACCTGTTAAACAATTGGAGGGCGGCGACAATGGAAAAGAAAATTGAAATTTCGGTTGGCGACGTAATTGTTGTTAATCATGTGGAAATTAGAGCCGAAAAACGGACGGGTTGGCAGGGTTGCGAATGTTGTTTTTTCCACAAATCCAACGGTTCATGTATGCGTTTCCCCTGTAATGCAGGGGAAAGGAAAGACGGTATAAACATTAAATTTATGAGAAATGACAATAAGAGATAGCAATTTTATAACGATTTTAGCCCCGATGATTACCCGGTTGAAATTAAAAGGGAACGAATTATTGGTTTTCGCTTTAATTCATGGGTTTAGTCAAGACGGGGAAAGCCGTTTTAAGGGTTCGCTGAAATACCTAATTGAGTGGACGGGGTTAGATAAAACGACCGTTATTAAAATACTCAAATCGTTAGTTGAGAAACAGTATATTAACAAATTTGAGTACGAAAAAAATAAGGTTCGTTATTGCGAATATACGACGAATTATTGGGCGGTTTTGGAGTGGTTGGAAAATCCCACCACCCCGGTTGGAAAATCCAACCACCCCGGTTGGAAAATCCAACCACCCCCCCGGTTGGAAAATCCAACCACCCTGGTTGGAAAATCCAACCCTATATTAAATACTGATATAGATAACTCTTTTGGTATTGATAAGGATAAACCCGCCAACGAGGTTGCCGGGGATTTATTCCCGGACGAACAATTGGAGGTTCAGAATGATAAAAAAAGAACGTCCATATTTCGCAATTCCGATGTTTACAAATTGGTTAAGTTCGGGGCGGACGGCGTAAATGATTATTCCGAGTTTGAAAAACTGTTTGCGACGGCGGAATTTGAAAAGGTCGATTTGATTTATTATTTCCACACGGTCGTCGATTGGTCGGAAACCAAACAGGGAGTTAAGCGAACCCGCACGGGTTGGATTGCGACGGTACGCAATTTTATCCGGGGCGACATTGAGAAAAAGAAATTGCATTTGAAACCGGAATACCAAGCCCCGCAAAAACAGTTGAACATAGCGGGCGCAATGGAATTTCTTAACAACGATTATTGATTATGGAAAATTTGCCGGAAACAGTTAATACGCAATCCGTGGCGTTGGCGATATACAACCCAACGCCCGGTACAAAAGCAATCGACATACGCCGACAAATGTTGCAATTACCGGAGGTTGCCAAATCGTTATCCGGGGTCGAAAAGTACATTTTCGCCGCCTCAACGAAAATGCAAATTGCCGATATTGACGACGGCACGTTGATTGCGAAAACCGGGCAAATGTTCCGGTTTATTGCAATGGACGTCGGGTATATAATCCCGACCAATTCGGAAGATTGGACGTACATTTGTACCCGGTTGTTGGATATACTCAAAAAATACTATTCGCAAATGACATTGGCGGATATTAAGTTGGCATTTGAGTTGGCGACGACCGGGGAATTGGACGACTATTTGCCGAAAGACAATCAAGGCAACCCGGACAAAAAGCATTATCAACAATTCAACGCCGATTATTTCGCAAAGATATTGAACGCATACAGGCGAAAGCAAAACGGGGTTATACATAAAGCGTATAAGGCAGTGCCGGAACCGAAAAAGGAATTGACGCCGGAGGAAAAACGGTATTATCACAACCAAAGCGTCGCCCGATGTAGGGAGGTATTTTTGCAATACAAATATACCGGGCGGTTTGTGTTGGGGGTTACTGACGGAATGTTGATTTATGATTGGTTGCGAAAGTTGGGTTTTGCCAATGAGGTTGCCGGAACCGAGGACGACCGCAAACAAGCACTTGCCCGATATATGCAACGTGTCGCCCGTGGGTTCGTCAACAAATACGAAGCGTTCCACGTCCAACGAAAGGGGACCGACGCCCCGGAATTGGATTTTACGGCGTATGAGATTGCGAGGAACAAAGAGATAAAACGCACGTTTGACCGTATGATTGCGGACGAATTGCAGATTGATAACTATTTAGATTTTTGGAAATGATTGATTGTATTATTGGCATTGAAACAAAAATAATTATATTTGCAACGGGGATAGGCGGAGTAATTAACCGACCGAAAGGGCAAGCCAACAGCCCGTCCCCATTTCTAATTTGTTGGCAGTTCTTAAAAGTTGGCAATTATGGAAAATGAGATTTGGAAAGATGTTCCCGGATATGCAGGGACATATCAAGTTAGTAATTTTGGGCGTGTAAAGTCTTTGCGTAAAGTATTGAAAGCGGGTTTAAGGAAAGGATATTTATATATTTCTTTGAGAAACAAGAAATTTAATATTCATAGACTTGTAGCGATAGCATTTATACCAAATCCGGGAAATTTACCGGAGATTGACCATATAGACGGAAACCCATTAAACAACAATGCTAATAATCTGAAATGAGCTACAAGACAGCAAAATGAATTAAATCCAATAACAAGAAGTAGAATTTCAAAAAGTCTGAAAGGACGTAATATTTTATGGAAAGAAAAAATATCTAAAACACTGAAAGGTAGAAATCGAGAATTACACCCAAGGAGTATAAAGGTTTGTCAATATTCAAGGGATAATGTATTTATTAAATCATATCCAAATGCTCAAATTGCATCAAAGGAAACACACATTCCACAATCAAATATAAATAGATGCGTAAATAATAAATTAAAAAGTGCAGGAGGTTATTTATGGAAAAAAATATAAGAATATCAGCAGTAGTGGGAATTGACCCCGGAAAAACCGGGGGGATTGCTGTTTGGCGTCCGAACCACAAAACCGAGGTTATTAAAATGCCGGGCGACCTTATGGAGTTGAAACAATGGTTTGAGTACATGAAAAGTATTTGCCGCCCGTTGGTATTCGTCGAAAAGGTGCAATTGCGCCCGGATGATATAACCGACAATCCCGGTAAGGCGTTCCGGGTTCAAAAACTGTTATCCGAGTTCGAGAAATTGAAAACTATAATTGCCATGTGCGACGTACCGTTTGTTTTGGTACACCCCCAAAAGTGGCAAAACGAATTAAAATTGCGTGTTAAGGGGGAGGAAAAGCCGGAGCGAAAAAAGCGATACCAACGAGCCGCCGCCGATTATTACCCCGATGTTAAGGCGACGTTGTGGAATGCCGACGCCCTTATGATAATGCACTTTGGACGGTACATTTTACACAACAACCCCCGTTGGGTTTTGGAAAATTTACCCGCCACGATGCACAACCGTTTATTTTAAGCCCGTACACGGCTTCAATTTACTCAAATGGTAAAGAGTATGGCAGACGACGACAAAGCCCCGCAAATCGAAAATCCCGAAAAAATAACGGCAAAAGAGTTGGCGGAAATGGTAAAGCAGATGCGGCATAACCAACGACGTTGCCAACGGAACCCAACCCCGGAAAAGTTGGCGACGTTGGAGCGTTGGGAAAAGGAGGTTGACGCCGTGGTTGCGGTTCTGACAGATACACAAATGAAATTGTTTTGATTGTTCCCGGTACGACATTACGCCGTATCGGGAATATTTTTTACCATAACACGAAAATAAAAGAAAAAATTTTGGTAATTAAAATATTTACCGTAATTTTGTGGCATGAAATAACAACGACCGGGCGTTTTCCCGGAAAATAAAAACCGAGAGTATGGATACATTAGAAACAGCAAAACAGACAAAAACGGCTTATTTCATTGAGTACGTTTACCCAATCGACGCATACGGCAAACAGTCGTTTTATTTTCAGTTGGTACGAACCAAAGACTGTGCGATATTATACGCCAATGAAAATATAAATAATGTTTTTATAGCGTGTTGGAAAATGGATATTTCACATAAAGACGTAACGATATGGTAACGGACGAATTGGGAGCCGTTCGCCATGCAATGACGGCAAAAGAGTTGGACGACCTGTATAAGCGTTTGGAAAACTTTATTGCCGATTGCACCCGGTCGGAGGTTGACGCCAACCGGGACGCAATAAACGGCGTTTTGACGTTGGTACATAAACGAATGTTAGATTTACAAAATAAGTAGTAACCGCCGGGGGCAACCCCGGCATAAAAAGAGCGATAAAATGATTATCAAAAAAATAGAGTTGTCGAATTTCCAAGTAATTAAGGAGTTCAACGCAGATTTTGAGGGTAATGTGTATTTCATTACCGGGGACAATGAGTTGGGAAAATCCACGCTATTAAAGGCAATCGGGGCGTTATTGACCGGGAACCGGGACGCCGTGTTACGCAATGGCGAGGACAAAGGGTTTGCCAAAATGGTTGTCGGCGACGACGGCGAGGAATACGACGTTGAATTGCGGTTTACCAAAGCCAACCCCCGTGGTACGTTATCAATTAAACAGAAAACAACCGGGATGCGGTCGGATAACGTAAGTATGTTGCAAAAGGTTTTCGGATATACGGATTTTGACGCCGTGGAGTTTTCCCGGTGGTCTGAAACCGCCGAGGGTCGCCGAAAGCAAGTGCAATACGTCCGGGCATTGTTGCCGGAGAATGTGCAAAAACGTATTGCCGAGATTGACGCCGAGGTTATGACCGTTAAGGAGAAAAGAAAGGACGCCAACGCCGAGGTCAAGACGTACACGACCATTTGCGCCGCCGCCGAAAAGCAGTTGAAACCGGGCGACGTCAAAACGTATGCCGAGAAAATCGACATTGCCGATTTAATGGAGGAACAAAACGAGAACGCCCGGTTGATTGAGAAAGCAAAAACGGTGCGTACCGCATTGCAAACCCGGACGGAACAATTGGAGGCAATCCCCGGTCGTATCAAAGCCGCCGAGGAAACCAAGAATACAGAGATTGAAGCCGCAATAAAGTATGAGGCGCAAGCCCAAGCCGAATACGACCGGATTATTGCCGAGGCAAAAAAGGCATTGGAAGCGGCAAAGAAAAAGAGCAAAGCGGATGCGAAAGCCGCCGCCGACAAATACGACGAAACATTGGCGCAAATCCAAACGGATAAAGCCGATTACGAAACCCGCAAGAACAACGCCGCCGCATGGTTGGCAAAGTACGAGGAAAACAACCCGGAGAATTTGGATACAGCCGAACGCCTCAAACAAGCCGAGGAACACAACAAAATCAATGCGTTGGTTGTGGACTATCTTACGAAGAAAAAGCAAAAGGACGCCGCCGAAAAGGTCGCCCAAACCCACGAAAAAAAGTTGTCGGATTTGCTCAAAGAGCGGGAAACCCTTATTGCGAAATCGGAATTGCCGATTGCCGGGTTGACGTTCACGGACGACGGGTTGGAGTTAAACGGTGTGCCGTTTGTCGCCGGGAAAGTGTCGGATAGTCAGATAATGGAGGTTGCCGCAAAATTGATTATCGCAAGCAATCCGACCGTTAAGGTATTCCGCATTGCGAGGGGCGAAAGTTTGGGCGCAAAACGTCTGCAATCCCTTATCGAATTAGCCCGGAAAGAAGGGTATCAAGGATTTATTGAGGAAGTCAAGCGAGGACAGGACGATTTAATTATTGAGGAATACATCGAAACCGAGTAATTAACCGGGGAGTCGGTTCCCCGGCTTCCCTTAAACAAAACAATATGGAAGTTAAAGAAATGACAATTGCGGACGTGTTGAAAATGCCGTTGTTTTTTGAGAATGTGAAACGCCAATTAACGAGCCTTTGGAACGACCGGGAGAAAGCCCGTAAGAATGCGACCCGGAATAATACGAGGTTGCGGGCGCACGTTATCGACCGTATGCACAATACCGGGCAGTGGGAACCGGGAAATTTCGTTATTCTTTTCGCCAAAGTGTTGGATAAGGTCGCAACCGGGTATTCGTCGAGCGAACGGGCGTTTATCCGTGCGGTTGGAATGACAGCGTTTAATATCACAATGCAAAAGTTAATCAACGATGAGAAAGCGAGAAATAACGGCAACGGGGACGATAGATAATAACGGCAGGTTGGCAATGTACATGGGCGAATTAAACGAATTTTTCAAGGGTTGGAAAGGTTCCCGGATAATTGCCCGGTTCGTTGTTGCGCCGCACGGTTCGTCCGAGGCTTTGAAAGGCTATTATTTCAACTATGTTGTACCCACGTTCCGACACGCCATTTGGGAGGCGGGCGAACGTCTTACGGAGGAACAAACAGAACGCCGATTGCGTGAGTTGTCCCCGGTTATGTATGAGCAAACCCCGGATATTAACACCGGGAAATATGAAACCAGATTGCGTACAATTGCAGAGTTAAGCAATGCTGAATTAATAGAACATATCGAATTTTTAAAACAACTTGCAAGTGAAGAATATTATTTGTATATTGCAGACCCAAATGAAATTTGATTATGGAAAATGAAATATGGAAAGAAATACCCGGATATGAAGGGTTGTATGAGGTTAGTAATTACGGGCAAATTAGGTCTATTAAAAGATTAGAAAAATGCGGTAATAAAACAAGAATACGAAAAGAACGTATTTTGAAACAATCATTAAGGCGTGGTTATTTGTTTGTATCATTATGTAAAAATAGGGAAAAAGAAAATGTTGTAATACATAGAATTGTAGCATTATTATTTATTCCTAACCCAAATAATATGCCGGAAATAGACCATATTGATGGTAATAAAATTAATAATAAAGTCAGTAATTTACGATGGGTAACAGCAAAACAAAATAGCAATAATTTAAAAGCCCCCAATACGTATATTGGTAAAAAACTAAATAAAGGAGGCAAGGCAGTTTTGCAATTTGATTTATCGGGTAACTTTATAAAAGAATGGGTTACAGCAATGGAAGTTGAAAGAAGTTTAGGTTTTAGACGTAGTTCTATAAGTAATTGTTGTAATGGCGTTTTGAAAACAGCATTTGGTTTTAAATGGAAATATAAATGATATGTTTTGCAAGTGTAACGGAAAACGTAAGAATTACCCGTTGGCGGGTTGGCGGATTATTCGCCACGAATACACGCCAAAGCATTACAGCCGGATAAAGTGTTTGCGTTGCGGGTGCGTTTGGATTACACGGGCAAAATATGTTGAACAAACCCCCAACGAGGACGGGCAAAAAAGACTTTTTTAGTATGGAATTAAACGACAAATCCCCGATGCCGCAAGGTAAATTTAAGGGGCAACCGATGGAAAACGTACCGTATTGGCATTTGCTTTGGTTGGACGGAAAACCGTTTTGTAACCGGGACGTCCAAAAGTATATAGACGAAAACCGGGACGTTTTGGAATTGGAAAAAAAGCGGGATAAATACCGCAATGAGAGCGAAAACAGTAATTAACGATTTAATATTAAGGTTATGCAAAAATTTGATTTGAAAGATGTTTGTTTCTTTGATTGTGAAACAACCGGGGTTCCGGCAAAGGGTTTGAAATGGGATGCGGATTTTGAGCAATTCCCGCACGTCGTCCAATTGGCGTGGTCGTTGGGCGATAAGGAAAAAAGTTATATTATCAAACCCGATAATTACGAGATACCCCCGGAAACAACCGCAATTCATGGTATAACAACCGAACGGGCAATTGCCGAGGGCGTGCCGTTTGCCGAGGTTGTGGACGAATTTTTAGCGGATGCCAACGCCGCCCCGCTTGTATGTGCGCACAACATTTACTTTGATAGTTCAATGTTAAAAGCAAACGTTTTGCGCTATTGTGGACGGGAATATTACGACGCACATGTTGAGGACGCATTACATAAGGGTAAATGCATTGATACAATGATGAAAACAATTAAGTTTGTCGGCGCATTGTATTCAAACGGGCGACCGGGAAAATATCCCAAATTAGAGGAATTATATAGTAAGTTATTCCCCGGCGAAACATTCCCGGCGCATGACGCATTAGAGGACATACGGGCGTTGCGCCGTTGCGTCCCGGAATTGGTTAATTTGGGGATTATTGAGTTAGTGCAAAAGGAATACCCGGCGGAACAACTCAAAGCCCAATTTGAGCCGGAAAAGCCCAAAGGCGGGCGCAATATTGAGTTCCACGACCCCAACCCGGTAACGGAACCAATCGGAACCGGGGAACCCGTCCCGGAACCGGAACGCCCGGCGGTTCCGTCGAATAGTAAGACACTGGAATTGTTGAACGAAAACGACTTTTGAAATGGCAAAGCGAACAAAAGACGAATTTACAAGGGATTGGATAATTGAAAATTCCGTTGAGATTTTAAGCCGATACGAACCCGGAGTTTTAACAATCCGTGCGTTGCATTATCAATTGGTTAGTATCGGCATGACGAACACGTTGCAACATTACAAACGTGTCGTCGCCGCAATGGAGGTCGCCCGGTGGGACGGTCGGGTTGATTTTGAGGCGTTCAGCGACCGAGATAGGGCAATGTGTGGTTATACCCACGCCGAGCCAACCAATTTGGAGGACAAACAGGACGAAGCAAAACAACAGGTTCGGGCGTGGATGCGTTCGTATGGGAAAAACCGTTGGGAAAATCAACCCTATTATCCCGAAATCCTTATTGAAAAGAAAGCATTGGAGGGCGTTTTTGCGAAACCGTGCGCCAAATGGGGCATTGCGGTTGGTGCTTGCAAAGGGTATCCGTCGTTGACGTTCTTATATGAATTGTCCGAGCGTATGCGGGACGCCATAAGCAACGGGAAACAACCTATAATCCTGTATTTCGGAGATTACGACCCGTCCGGGGAAGATATACCCCGGTCAATTGGCGAGAATTTGGAGAAATTCGGGGTTTACGGGGTTGAAATACGCCGTATTGCCCTAATGGAACAACAGGTTATCGAATGGGGATTGCCGCCCGCCCCGGCAAAGGAAACAGACAGCCGGACGGCAAATTGGGACGGATTGGGGCAAGTCGAATAGACGCCGTTAAGCCGGAAAAATTGATTGCTTTGTTGGACGATGCGATTAACGAGATATTCGACCAAGATTTGTACGACGAATTGATTGCAACGGAAGCCGAGGAACGGGAATTGTTCCAAGCCGAGTTAAAACGATACGTTGAGGAAGATTTGTAAAACCGAGCCGGGCGGGTTCCCGGCAACAAATAAATTATCAAAAAATGAGCGAGAAAAAAGAAGCCGCAAACGTAATGCCGATACCGACCGAAAAGGCGTTTGCATTGTCGAAAGTCAAGACGTTAAAGGACGGCGGATTGGACGTGCATTATGAAGTTACCGAAACCGTCGGTAATGAGAGTTACACGAACAAATACCACGTCGAAAGCGCAAAGGACATACACCCGGATTTGCGCAATTGCTTTGACAGGTTGCGCCCAATTATGGGGCGTATTTTCAATATCACGTCGTTTTTGTCCATTATGGATACGCCGGATATGAAAGCCAACCAAAAGCAGAAAGACGCCGCCCGTAACTTTGCGGACGAAATGTTGAAAAACATTGAGGTTCGGGGCGTAGCCCTTTCCGGTCAAGATGATAACGTCGGTTGCGTCCTTACGGGGTTGTTTACGGTATCCAATAACCAAAAGACGGCGATAAATTCGCCCCGTATGAAATTCAATACCGAAACGTTCGGTTTTGAGGAAGAATTGGAAGAAATTATTTGCGACATTGAAAACGAGGTTTACGCATTTTTGTTCAAAGGCAAAAAGGCGCAATTGGAGTTGTTCGGGGCTGACGGCGAACCCGCACCGGGTATGGTCGCAGAACCGGAAAAGGAGGACGGATTGTTCCCGGAGGTAGGCAACCCGGCTAACGAGGACGACACAGAGGACGAAACGGCGGATATGTAACGTATGGAGCCGATATTGCTAACAGACCGGGAGGAATACCAATTTGTAACCGATAGGGGGTTTTGCCCCCTATTGGATTACAAGCGGTTTACAATGGATATTCGTTTGCGGGTCGAAATACAACGGGAATTGTTCGGACATTGCGTTTTTGGTCGTGGGAATATCCCACAGGCAAACGAACGGTTTTTCCGGTGGGTTTGGGAGCATAAGCCGCACAGATGCGAGGAATGTTTAAAGCCGTTACGGAATTATTCCGCCGTTTATTGTTCGCATATATTGACCCGTGGAGCGTTTCCCGAAATGGCGCATGATGCAAGAAATATAAATATACTATGTTTTGAACATCATTCATGTTGGGAGAATGGGGATAAAACGAAAATGCGTATATATTCCGGCAATATGAGAATGATTGAATTAATGAAAAATGAGTATGCAAATTTGGAAAGATATTGAGGGTTACAAAGTTCATAGATTAGTTGCGGCGGCTTTCATTCCGAACCCGGACAACAAACCATGTATCGACCATATCGACGGCGACCGAGCCAATAACCATGCAGATAATTTGCGTTGGGTTACGGTTAAAGAAAATCAGAATAACCCAATAACAAAATCTAAATGGATTGGAAAAAAAGCGAAACCGCACCACGAAAAAGCGGTTGAGCAAATAAAAAACGGTATTGTTGTAAATGTATTTGTTAGCATACAAGAAGCCGCCCGAAAAGGCAATTTTTCGGCAACGGCAATTTGTAAGGTATGTAAAGGGAAAGGAAATTTGCATAAGGGTTATAAATGGAGATATAAAAATGAGAATCAAAAAGAGGCAACCCGATTACGGGGCAATTTCCCGCCGTTCAATCAAAAATGATTTCAGACGGGTACAAACATATTCGGAAAGGGAGAAACGCCCGCAAATCGAAAATCCGCCCGAAATAAATGCAGAAAGACGGGTTTTGTTTGTTGGGGAAAATTCCGGGTATTACAAATTGCGTTTTTTCATTGTTGGTAAATTGGTTCGATTAGTTCAAAAATCAAGCTTCGGCGGTTATGTTTGTGAGTTCGTACACGACGACGACCGAAAAGCGATAAACCATGCCGCCGGATGGTCGGACAATAAGAAACAATACTTGTTAGATTGCGTAAAATTCAAGTGACATGAAAATAAAATCAAAAACCGGATATAAAATTGCGTTATACACGTTCGTGACGTTGACGGTTGCGTCTTATATGTGGGCGTTGTATAGTATCATTGTTTGGATAATTAAAGCGTTTTTTGTATGAGTGTAAACAAGGTTATTTTGATGGGACATACCGGGAAATCCCCGGATTTTAAGGAGTTCGACAACGGGGGTTGCGTGGCGACCTTTTCGTTGGCAACCACGAAACGAGGTTATACCACAAAGGACGGGCGGCAAATCCCGGAGCGTACCGAATGGCATAACGTCGTATTGCAAAACGGGTTGGCAAAGGTCGCCAATCAGTACGTCAAAAAGGGCGACAAACTGTATATTGAGGGCGAATTGAGAACCCGGAGTTATGACGATGCGCAAGGCGTCAAACGGTATGTTACCGAGATAGTCGCAACCGATATGGAAATGTTGACCCCGAAAGCGACCGGAGCCGGGGCGCAAGTACCGCCGCCGCCGATGCCGGATGCACCCGCCCCCGACGGAAACGACGATTTACCATTTTAAGCCGTTGACGATATGGGAGCGATAAACGGACGGGTTATTTACAGCCCAAAAGGTAAAGCCGGGGAATACGCCGAGAACGCCGCCAATTTCTTTGTCGGTTGTTCCAACGGTTGTACTTACTGTTATTTGCGCAAAGCTCGTGGCGCAAAGGTATTGGGAGGCAGTCGCCCGGAGTTGAAAAAGACGTTGCGGGAATATCCATACGCTTTGGATATATTCAAAAACGAATTGTTGGCGCATAAGGAGAAATTGCAGAAAACGGGGTTATTCTTTTCGTTCACGACCGACCCGTTGTTGCCGGAAACGGAACGGTTGACCCGTCAAGCGGTCGGCGTATGCCAACGCCACGGCGTCCCGGTTAAGATATTGAGCAAATGCGCCGAGGGGTTGAACCGCTTCATTGATTTTGCCGAGGCGTCCGAGGGTTGGGACGTGTCCCGTATCGCTTTGGGCGCAACGTTGACAGGTTGCGACGAATTGGAGCCGAACGCCGACCCAAATATGATGCGGGTTAATGTGTTGGCACGGGCAAAACGCCACGGGTTCCGCACCTTTGCAAGCGTGGAGCCAATCCCGCCGGGAATGTACGACCGGGCAATTGGGATAATCAAATTGTCGTATCCGTTCGTTGACCTGTATAAAATCGGATTGCAGAGCGGCGGCAAATATCCGAAACGGGAAATACGGTTGATTTACGACACGATTACGGAGCATTGGGAGGGACGCCCGGAACAACCCCTTATCTATTGGAAAGATAGTATTGTTAATCCGTTGGGGATTGACCGGGGAGAATTGCCGGGGTATTGTGTCCCTGTTAATTGGGATTTGTTTAACAATGAAAAGTGAAATACGGGTTGAGGTTCCCGCCGATTGCCGATTGGTCGGAGTAAGGACGGACGGCGATATTGTCGTTATCATTTACGAGCCAATCCAAAACGTCCGGCAAATTGGATTTATCCATTACCCGGAACCCGACGACGAAACCGAGGAACCCGAAAATAAAAAGTAAATATTATGCAGTACAGCAATAAGGATTACAACCCGGAAAAGCACAACCGTTGGCGTGCGTTGACCGTAAAACAGCCATACGCAAATGATTTGGTAACGGAGGCGTACAAGGACGAAAACGGTATTGTTTACGGGAAAAAGACAATTGAAGTTAGGAGCAAAAACACGTCCTACCGTGGCGACGTGCTAATATGTTCCGCAGCGTCCCCGGTTTATCCGGGAATGGAAAGCGGCGTTACTTTGGGATTGGTTGAGTTGTACGACGTAAAGCCGATAAAAGAGTTTACGCCGGAGGATTGGGAAAACACCCGGATTCCAAAGGAAAAGAGGGAGAAAATAACAAAGGGGTTCGGATGGATGATGCGCAACCCAAGACGTGTTATTGAAATGCCAATTAAGGGGCAATTGGGTATCTATAATCTCGTATATACAAAAGGTTGTATTGTCGAATATCCTAAAGTTATGGTAATGGATAAAAAGGGTTATGAATTAGCAAGAAAGGAGGCACACAATGAGTAAGGACAAACACACCGTCCAAACAGGCATACACGTTGGGCGGGTTGGCGTTTATGTTTACGCCCGTGAGTATTGGCAATATAATAGTTGGCAATTTGGGGTATCTATTGACGCAATAAACGGTTACGACCGTTATTTGGATTTTGAGTTGAAAGCGTTTTGTTTCGGCGTTGGCATACGGTTTATATGGATTAAAAGAAAGGTAAAACGATGAAAGCAAAGATTTTATTGTTATCTTTGGCAACGCTTTTGTTGGGGGGGGCGTGCCAAAGCGAGAACGAACCAACGGAAACATTTTATTTACTACAAAAAACCGAGAGCATGGAAGAAAGAAACGAGTTTGTAACGAATACCACGGCGGCAATGATACAGAAAAACGCCCCCCGGTATAATTGCGAGATTGTCGAAACCGCATTAGCGGGCGGCGATAGGGTACGAATTTGCGTAAAAGGCGCAAAGGAAGATTTGGACGCATTGTTTTACTATGTAAACGAAGCGGGCAAAGAATGAGAGTAAAGCAACCCGAACCGTTCGACCCGTCCAAAGAATACCGCCCCGGCGAACGTTGCGTTTACCGGGGCATGGTATTGATTGCCGAGATATGGACGAAAGCCGCCCAAAGGTTAGCAGACGACCCCGGAACCCTATTTTGCCAACGGTGCGTCCGTTGCAAGATAGACCGGGACGTTTGCACCGGGGCGCATTTGCAATGCGATAAGTACAGCAGAACCGACCGAAAAACGATATTTTGGCGGTTGGCATATCCGAAAACAGTAAGAACGAATAAAAAATTAGAGCGATGACAGAAAGTAAGTTAAACCCGTTTGATGCGGAATTGTTGGTTATGATTGGCGATATTGCCAAAAGCCAACCGGAGGTCGAGGAAAAACCCGACCGTTACGAAATCACGGTTGACACAACCGAGATACAGGGAAACGCAATTGAAGCACTAAAACAGGCAGTCGCCGGACGATTGGGGAAACGCTTGTTAGTTACCCACACGTTAGACGCCGCCGTTATTTTCAACGTCGAGTACGACCCGACGGAATACCCGGAACAAATCCGCACCCGGTTAGTTGAGCCGGACGCCACGGCGGGAACCCGATATTGCCGCACGTTGTTAGAAGTTGACGCAATACAGGTACGCCGGGACAATTTGGACGACCTGTTGAGATTTACCGGAGGCGGAACAATGCAGATTCCGAGAACGCCCGGCGGTTTGGCGATTTATTCATTCCCGACCGAAAACGGCGTAATGTTGGACGTACCGGAGGGAAATTTTATTGTATTGGCACCGGACGGAAAATTTGGCAAAATGGATATACAAACGTTTATGGCTAATTTTGAAGAAAAAGACGCCAATACCGCCGGATTGACCTTTGACGAAAAGAGATTGTTTGAAAAGATGAATAAACTTTTCGGCAAAAACTTTCAAATGAGATTTTTAAAACTTACAGAGGAATACCACGAATTGTTTGTTGTTGCTGATGATATGTTGGTAAATGGAATAATACCGGAAAACACGTCGGAAATTATAGACGAGTTAGCAGATTTGAACGCCGTATTGTTCCATATTGCAGCATTGTTTGGATATTCCCAAAAAGAATTGCAGGAAATGGCGTACAAGAAAATCGCAGGACGTGAGAAAAACCCGGATTTTATGCGAAAACACCCGCACACAGAACCGGGAAAATATGTTTGCGAAAATTGCAATAAATTTGAAATTAGGGATGGCGACGACGGCGGATTTTGCAAAGAGCAAAAAAAAATGAAGAGCCGCAATTGTTTATCCTGCAATCAGTGGCAGGAAAGACAGACCGCCGAGGAATACAAACAATTTGAGCAACGTTTTAATACAATACAATAATGGCAAGTATTAAGGAGTTGAAAGAAACAATTGAAAAAGCGATAATTGAATTTTCAAAGGAAAACGAAGTTGATAATATGAACGTTCATGTTACAATACAAAAGAAAGTAAAATGTAATATGGTCGGTTCTGTTATGGAAAGTTGGATTGAGGCAGAAACAGAAATAAACATAAAGTAATATGAAAAAGGATTTTATCAAAGAATTAGCCGAGTTGATTAATAAACACGGTTTGGAAAAAGAAATGAGAGATACCCCGGACTATATTTTAGCCCAAGTTTGTATTGATGCGATGGCGGTATTTACGGAAGCAATCGCCCGCCGTGACGAATGGCACGGATTCAGAAAGGCAGACGAAAAGAGTTCGCAGGATGCAAAGCACAATTACCCGGATGATTGCAATATTTGCAAAGACCGTTTTAAATGTGCTGACTTTATGAGAACGCAACCAATTGCAAATCTGATTCAGCGTTTCAAGACGACAACGGACAAAGAGGAAAAAACAGCAATCGCCGGATTGCTAAAACAGATAAACGCCGATGCGTCGGGAAAGCCTCAAAATGATATACCGGAAGAAGTAAAAGAAGTTGCCGGAAAGTTGGCAAAGGCTTTTGGCGCACGTGTTGAGATACACCGTATTGAGATACCGGAAAAGAAACGTAAGTTTAGAAAGAAACCAAGAAAGGAGCAAGGCAATGAAACCCGTTGAATTTCCCGGCGTGAATGTAGTCTTTGCAAAAGACCAACCGGAATACATGCCGTTACCTGCAATGAAAATCCCTAATGACCCGCAGGGGCTTATAATTACCAAATGGCAGTTATCCCCGGAAGAATTGGAGAGAGTAAAAGAAACCGGAACAATACATTTGTCAATGCTGACGTTTAACCAACCATTGCAACCCGTATTGTTAACCGTAGATTTACCAACAGAAAAATAATAAAGTTATGGATAAAGAAACATACGTAAAAAGAATGGCAGAATTAGCCGAGATAAAACAAAAGGCTTTGGAGTACAACAGAAAGGAAAGAGAAAAAGCCGCAGAAAGTTACATAACAGAAAATTGTCCGTTTAAAAAAGGCGATAGAATAAAATACAACGGAAAGCCCGGAAAGATAGAAGTTATCAAGGCAGAACACAACGGCAATTTTTCGTATGAAGTTAGGTTTGACAAAAAGGACGGTACGCCGTCAGTTAGGGTAACAAGTGTTTACCCATTGTTGAAAATCGACAAAATGGAAAAAGAATAAAAAACGCCCCGGAATTATAACCGGGGCTTTGCCGTTTAGGTACCGGAACGAAAGAAAGCCAAAATTAGCCCCGTAGGGCGACGAAAATACAAAAGACAATAAAAGTATCAAGTAACAAACAAAACCCGCTTAAAACAAAAATTCCCCGAAAATAACAAGCAAAGGGAAAGCGACGTTTGAGAGGAAAGCAAAGCGAAAGACTTTGCCGTTATAAAAAGGTTGGAAAATGGAAGCAAGTAAAAGACAAAGGGGCGGACGCCCGAAAATGTGCAAAAGGACGAAAGACCAAAGGGAATTTGATTTGTCGTTTTGCTCAAATCTGTTTTTGCGTGGTTACACGTACAAAGAGATTTCCGAAAGACTGAATGAAGAAAACGCCCGGCGTGGGGTCGGTTACACAATCAGTAAACAGATGGTTTATTGGGATATGCAACAATTGCTTATTGAGTGGAAACGTGAGCGTATGGATAATATAGACGATTACGTTACGCAGGAATTGCGAAAGTTGGATAAAATGGAGGTTGAATTGTGGGAGGCGTGGGAACGTTCCAAGACCGGGAAAACGAGAGAGAAAAACAGACAGAACGCAAAGCCCCGTAAAGTTTTGGAGGATGGCGACAACCCGGAATATTACGGGTATGAGGAAACGACAACGGAAACGTCCGCAGGGAACCCCCGGTTTTTGGATTTGCTTTTGAACGTACAACAACGCCGGGCAAAGATGTTGGGATTTGATGCACCAATTAAAATTGAGATTCCGGGAATAAAAGAAAGCATAAACGGCGATGCACCGAAATATGATGTATCAGCAATCCCGGACGACCTGTTGTTTGCCGTCGCCGACAAATTGCAGTCCGCCGAATTTCAAAAGACAATCGCCGAGAAAGGAGGGGCGCAATAATGGCAAAGCGAATGAATGTTGTTAAACAGGTTGTAACCAAAACGAACCATTATTGCGGGGATTGCGGACACGGTGTTTGGTATTTCGACCATGAGAATTTAGATGTTGCAAATAGATTGCCGATTTGTTGCCGTTGTCCGTTTACCCCGAACCGTTCCCGGATAAGGAGCAAAACGGCGTGTTTGAATTGGATACCGAAAAAGCCCGGCGAATTGATAGTTACACCCGATAAAATTGTACGACCATGAGCAACGAGGAATTATTGAAGATGTACGAGGCAATCAAGGCAGACC